TTGTTCCTGAAGTGAATCTTAATGGTGGTAATGGACTACTAAATGGATCTCTAAAAAAGATAGAACCTGTTAAATCTCCAAAAGTATCAGGTATTAACTTAACACTAGATACAGTTGCTTGAGCACCACTTGTTTCACCAAGAAGAGTCATACCCTCAGTTACAAATCCAAAATATTTACCTAATACTTCATCAACCAAAGAACTAACATCAATATTCAATATTGTGGATGATGATGAATATACAGAGGGTAATTCTACACTTCTATCATATGGATTTAAACTGTATGTTGATGTTGGACTAGCACCAGGACCACTCTTATGGTTAGGTGCATACACTCTAGCACTGAATAAATGTGTTGATCCTACATATCCTTTTACAGTTTCTCCAATAATAAATGATCCAGAAGACATTGCAATTTCTGTCAGTTTGGGAGCAAGGTCAATACCACTTGTTCCATCAAAGAATGCATACTGTCTTCCTAGTGGTCTTAATCCAGAAGCTCTGAATGCAACGTTTCTTGATCTTATATGTGTATCTGGTTCGCTCTTAATTTTAACAGTTTCAATAAATGTAAAACTACGTCTTCCTCTTCTAACTCGTCTTGTACCACCATCAACAAATACACTTCTTACCCAAGTGTCTGATTCTGGATTTAAAGTTATAACTCCAGTAAAATCAATCATATTAAATGGGTTTACATTCTCAACTCTTGATGCTAATGGTTGTGTTATCCAATCTTTTTCAGTATATTTAAGTGTAATATTATCACCTGTTTTCTGAACATTAGAATCTAGTAACTCAAGATCAGCAGAAAAATCTGCTGTATCTGTATTAATAGAAGGTTCAAGTGCAACCTCTGGTGATATTGAATAAAAATCTATTGGTGATGTAAATTCTCCAACATCAGTTAAAGTGCTTCCAGTGGTAGAAGAATCCTGTCTTTCTGTGTCTTTGAAATCATCAACAAAGAATCCAGATTTAAATCTATCAAGATTATCTGCATCTCTTACTTGGAAAGTCTTAGTATCAAGTTCAAGTAATGAAAGTGAGGTAACAACTTCAAGAGTTTCTATTCTATCTTCAAGTTTACCAATATCTCTCATGGTATATCTTCTATTATCTATAGATTTAACCACAGCATCATCAGTGTTGTAAAGATATGCTGGAAGTTCTATAGTTGCTATATCCATACTATCTTCATCACTGATAGGAACTTTAGGATCTTCGGATGATACACCTTTAACTACACTCACCGCACCATTTGTTCCTATGACTACCTTATCAATTCTAGGTAAATAATTTTCATAACCTATCAAGGAACTCTCTTCAGGTGTTACAATCAAAGGAGGATTCATTCCTGCAGTTTGGAAATTTCTGCTTGAGAAGGTAAATGGTGATGTATTAGAAGCATTAAATCTACCAACTCTTGGTCTAAAATCTAAAGTATCAGATGCCCTAATACCTGATGGTAATAATGGTATATCTGATTTAAACGCTCCATCTGGATAAGAATTTACAGTAAATACATCACCATTATCGTTACTTGGAACATCGAACCAGTTGAATACTATAAGTAATTGTCTTGAGGGGACGTAATTACTTTTTTTAACAATTCTTCCATAATCATAGAATTGCTCTCTTTGACCTTTATCTAAAGTATACTCTTGAGTTACATCTTGGAAATTACCATTATCAACTATCTGAACTATGGAGGTTATATTAGACTCTTCAAATTTAACTAATTCGCCAACTATAAACTTTGATGAATTGAGATAAGATATTTCAACTTTAGTAGCAGATGATCTTGTAACAATTTGAGCAACTGCACCACTTGAGGAACCGACTACTTTTTCACCCAGTATTGACGCTGTATCAAGATTTAAACCTGTTGGAAATGTTATAGAATCAAGTGTAGGAGCATTTTTATCTAATGATTCGTATATACCTACTATTTCAACAATATCAGGTAAATTAAGAGATATTGAACTGTCTTCAACTCTTGTTCCAAAGTATAGACTAGTGGTTAATCCACTAACTTCAGTTGATGCAGCAGAAACAGTTTTATTTACAGTAATCTTTTCACTTCTTATATACTCCTTCTTTTTACTTTGAATTCCTATTTTTTTAGCAGTTACATTTACAGTAACATTACTATTTTGACCTGCTGTAAGACCAGTAAAGTCTACCTTTGCACCACCATCACCAAGATTGACTTGATCGGAAGTAAGATCTTCGATATCACCACCAGTGTATGTTACAAAGTATCTTTCAGCATCAAATGTTTCAAATAATGCACTTGATAAACCAACTTTAGAACTGCTAATTGGTATACTCAAACTACCTGAAGCATCTGTAGTTTGTTCAGTTACTTGTTTAGTGATTAGTAAATTCGATGTTGCTAAATTTACAGTTGATATATTGTCATCATCAATTTTAGCAAATAAACCTCCACCATCAGTTACTATGGGCGATCCAACGGTGATTGGAGTGAGAACAGAAGATGATGGTAATCCACCTTCACATACACCTGTTACATCTTGCACTGCTTCAACCTTTGCTGTTGTTACACCAACACTTTCAACTCTGTTAAAACTTTCAACCGCTTGTCCAGCAACTGGATACTTTATAATATCTCCTACCTTTAAACTTGAAATAATTTTTGCCTTTGGACTGGTTACAACACCATTAGTAGCAATTTGCAATTGATCTGCAAGACCTAAACCCTTCAACTGTGTCTTTTGTAAAACGACATCAGCCATGAAATCTTTTTCCAACTCAGTATTAATGCTATCTGAATTTTGATAGATTGCTTTCACATCCCTGATAGAATGAGATTGAATACTTCTAATTGATCTAGATATAGATTCATCACCATTGATTATAATTTGCTCACCTGTAATAAATGTTCCTGATGTTTGTAGTAGTTTAACAGCAGTGGTATTATTTACATTCGATTCTACAAAACCAGTCGCTCCACTACTTACACCTTTTATGAATGATCCAGCAGGACATACAAGTGGACTTAAAGCAACATTTACATCTAAATCTATAAAGGTCTGTACATCATATAAGTATAAATCAAACTGTGATGATGCGTTTGAATAGGGAGCATCAGATAATGAGAATGAGTAGACCCTACCAACCCCTATTCTTACACCATTTGGTGTGTCCGTGCTGCTAGTTCTTCTCTTACTGTATAAATCAACAGTATTTGTATTTTGGTTCATTTCCAACCAAGGTGTTCCTTGGACATTATTCAATACAAATTTGGTGCCAAATTCTAGAGGAACTTGAGATGCACCTATTTTTTGAACATCTCTTGGTTTATCTACATCTATTATTGTTGTTCCGACTGTATCTACATCATATCCCTTAACATACGCAGTTCCAGAGGATACTTTGACCGCCATCAAATCCTCAGAAGGTAGATTTCCTTGGTCTGTTTGTTGACCCTCAAAGTATACACCTTCATTTGATTCACGATCATTTAATGATTCTTTTACATCTACTATAAAATTATCTAATGAATAGTTACCTGATTCATCAAAAGTTCTTTTTGCAAAGTAATCTCTTATTAAATTATATTCAGACTTATTCTGTAATTTTTTTATCTCACCATTGTCTATTCTTAATAATTCGACAAAAGATTTATCATCATAATCATTTAATGATTTCTTCGATAAAATAGCAGTTATTTTTAATCTATCAGCACCTGGTGCAGCGAAGTTTGAAAATCCTTTAGCATTATCATACAATGATTTGTCATCTTTAGCTGATACAACTTCTTCTAAGATTGTAAGACCAACTCTGTATGATGGTGAATTAGAATATGGGTCAAGAATTATATCACTTTTTTCAACGTCTACGAATGCTCCTCTAACAAAGAAAACGCCTTGACCTACTGATGCTACAGAACCAATCGAAGTTGCATCTTCAGATATTACTGATGCTATTGTTTCACCAGAAGATATAGTTGTATTTCCATATGTAAATGAATCTTCAACTATTAATACTTCACCATTCTCAAAACTTGCGATTGTATTATCAGTTCCAGACTGCTTATATTCGACATATAGTGTTATATCTGTATACTCTGCACCATCTGTAGGGAAGCGACAATCTAAAACTTCAGCAACAATACCAGATGTTTGCCCTCTTATTCTTTTCCCGTGCAACTGTTTTGAATATACTGTTACGTCAATACCTAAATGATCTGGATTTATTTTTACAGCATTATATTCTCCATTATAATTGATATTACCAGGAATCACCATTGATCCCTCTTTAAACATATGACTACCAAACGACTCTATTTGATTCTGTAGAATTGATTGTAACTGCGTTAATTCTCTTGCTTGAACTGGAAAACCAGGTTTAAACAATACACGATAAAAATTATCATTCTTATCGAAATCATCGAAAAATGGATTTATATTTAAATTCGTTTTCTGAGGCATTTTTTAGAATTCCAGAATAATTTTAACGTCTTCTTTTTGTCTTGAGTTCCTTGCAATCAAAGGGCGATTGTCAAGATAAACTATATCACCTGACTTTTTATTTATCTCAGGATTAGCGACCCCTTGTGTAAACTGGGTATCCAGAGAAATTAATTTAGTTCCATCTGGATTAGTGCTTATACCAGTAAATCCAGTATCAATGGTAGCGTTGAATCCACTTGTACCACCAGTTACACTAGCGGAACTTGATGTAAATGGTAGAACTAATGAAAAAGTGGATACGCCAACATAATCTGTGGTATCAAATGTTGTAGGATTCAAAGAATTAGATCTATCCTGAACAAATTTTACAACTTTAGTTTCATTATCAAAAGCAGCAACAAATCCCTTAGCAGTTCCATTTGCAACAGGTTGACTTAATGTCTCACCAACTTTTGGTTCAGTATTGAAAGATGTAAATTTAAGTGCACCTACTGATGAAAAAGTAGGATCAGTGAATAATGATGTTGATCCTATTGAGGTTGGATTTTTAAGTATACCAATTTGAGAGAAACTAGTATTTGTAGGAAAATCATTTGTTGTTGATGTGTCGAACCTAGCGAATACTAGAACTCTATCAGATCCTAATTCTTTGTAAATATCGCTACCATGACCTTTTGATGGAGGTATGATTGGAATTAAAGATGCTTTAGGTGAAGCACTGGTATTTCCAATGGCACCTAAATCTACAATTCCATAACTGTAACCTTTACCACCAGAAGAGACAACTGCATTGGTTATTTTACCATTTACAACATCAATTACTACTTTTCCACCAGAACCGTCACCCAAAATATTGACCTCTTGTCCAGTTCCATTTGTATAACCATTTCCTTGACTCTCAATATAAACTTTCTTAATTTGATTGTTATTTACGTCAGAATCTCCATTTTCTCTTACTGCTGCTATTTGTGCATCAGTAGATGAAGACCAATTATTAGCTACAGAAATAAAATCAGTTGAGTCAAATTTGATAATATCACTTGGAGACACTGTAAACAGATATTTCCACAAATAACCATCCCCACTGGTACCTGCCTTTGATGGTTCTAAATCTGTAAATGTTGGTTCATCCAAAGATGCGTTACCTGTGGTGCTTATACCAGATGATCCATTATCAATACAAATATAAACCTTGAAATCACTATTCATTACATAGTAATTAGTATCATATAATCTTGATGATCCAGTTATTGGTGATTTTTTTTCATTACTATAATCATGACGATACATTTCATATTTTGTTCCTCTAGTCCAACTTATTTTTCTTATTAGTCTTCTTACATTATCTGAAGTTACTTTCTTTCCAAAAGACATGTTATCACCTACAAAATTCATGTAGTTAATACTGTCAGTGGGATTAGGTGTCTTATTCGCTTCATTCCAATCAGATGCTCTACCAAATCCAGATGTGGTTGGATTAGACAAACCCACAAACACGTAATATGAATTATTAGAATCCGTTACGTTATCTACGAAATTACTAGCGTTTAATATTCTAAATTGATCTGTTACAATTGCAGCCATCGAATTGGGTTTTTTTCTATATTTATACGTTAGAGACTAGAGTGATTTACTCAATCCACCAGTATTCCTCAAACCTGTCCCTCGTCTCTGTAAAATTGGGAAGGTTGTAAGACCTGCATTTATATTTAAACCAGTTACACCAATGGATATTGGAGAACTAGATCTTGTAAAACCAGATATTCTACCGAACGATAATGTTCCACATGGATTTAATGTTGTGCCAGTGGATGCGATACCCACAAGATCAACAGCACTGGTGGTTGATAATATATTACAAGTGATTATACCTGCAGTTGCAACTCTTGAGAATGCATCAATTTTATATACATTATTAAGGTAAGTTGTACCAATACCAACTGTTGATAAATCATGCCCATCAATTGATGTAACACCAGAACCAACTTCGGTATCAGATATTAATATTCTTGCATCTGTATCATCCAATCTATCAATGCTGTCTATAGGTCCACTTAAGAAGAACTCAAGTGCTAATGGATTTCCTCCAATACCTGTAGAAGTGCTGATTCCTGTAATAATACCAGAAAAACCAGTAGCGATACCTGCACCAGTAATATTTTCAAGAGATACAGTGGGAATTGATACGATCACTTGGGGTGGATTTGCCTGTGAGTATCCAAAACCAGGATTTACTATAGTGACTCCTGAAATCTCACCATCTACTACAGTGCATGTTGCTGTAGCAGTAGATCCAATACCAGTTACTGTATTTGTTCCATCAGGAATGAAATTAGTTGGGAATCCAACTGAAAATGGATTTGAAATTTTTATTGTAGCAGATCCACTATATCCACTACCATCATTATCAACTGTGAGTGCACTAATTGTTCCTCCAGCAGAAACAGTTGCTGTAACTGCAGCAGCGACAGGATCACCTGATGTATTTACAATCAAAGCATCTATATCTACTGTTCCACCTTCATAATTAAATAATGATCCATTGTCTAGGAATACTTCTGTTCCAGATGTTGATAAATCACTTATTATTCTAGCGGTTGGATACACTAGTGGTTCTATAGAATCTCTTGCTTTTGATACAAATTCACCAGCAATCTCTTTATCAACCTTCTGTTTAGTCCAACTAATTGGTCTAGGAACTGTGCTTATACCTAAACCTGTGTATAAATTAGTTTCAACTTTATCTGAAGTAGTGATATTATAGATTGTTCTTGGATCTTGTGTGATGCCTGGATTACTATTACTTCTGTTAAGTGTTAATAAGTCACCCTGTTTTACAGATTCTACTATATTAACTGATGTGCTATCAATTCCACGAGTTCCTCTGTAGAAGAATATATCAACTTTATCATCTTCATCAGGTGCTTCAGTAAATGTAAATGAGGTACCACCTTCAAACTGGTAATGTCTGCTAGGTTCTTGAATAACTCCATTAACAAATATTAATAATACAGCATTCAAATCTATTTCAGAATCCTCATCCTTCTCAAAACTTAGTAGTTCATCATTAAATTGAAGTGGGAATCTTTTACGGAATCCATCTTGTAAATTACGTATTGAATCAACATTATCTAATTCACCAAACTGCCATGATGCAAATGAATCTGTGAATGTTTCTAAAACAGTGAGTTCAAATTCCTGCACAACAGATCCAAGTCCACGATCTGTTACAAGACCTACTGGTTTAAATACATCACCCTTCCTAAACGCATATCCTGGTCTAGTAATTTTGAATGATTTTACCTCACGTAGCGTTGATCCTATGCCAACTGTGCTGGTAGGACCAACATCAACTGAAATTAATAGATTTTTACCAGTCTCAGTTGTCGCACCTTGACCTAATCTTGATACACCAACAACTTCAAGATTTTCATATGATGGTTGAGGTATATTAATTTGTGGGTTTACATATCCAGAACCAGCGGAGGTAACAGCAAAAGTAAGAGTTCCACCAACACCTACAGTTGCACTTACTACTGCTCCTGTACCTGCACCACCACCTGCACCAACGTTAATTGTTATTGTATCTGTTGTGGTAGCAGCGATGGCAACTTGTTGACCAACTATTGGATCACCATTTGTAGATGTAGGTGTTGGACCTGATCGTGGATATGGGTGAAGTGTTGCAAAATGATCTTTTGAACATCTAAAGACTATACCACCAGTATCAATTCCAACAGTATCGCTAGTAGTTAAATTATGATTAGGTATA